ACGCTGACGTCCCATTTGTACTCAGGATTTTGCCAGAGTTACCCGTATGATCCGGAAGCGGATCCAACTGCTTCCAGTTCGTCGGGTCACTTGCAGGATCAACCGTTCCGCCGCCATCTGTCTTACGAGCATAGCGTAAAAAGTTTGTTGGTGACCACCTTACCGATCCAACTGTATAAGTGGTGCCACTAATCCACACCGAAGCATTCACTATAAGTATTGCACTGGCCAGTATCGCCTCTGCGTCCTGAGTTGATAAAGCATCATTTGAGACTTGTGTCGCAACGCTGTTAACCTCAGACACAAACGTGTTCAGAGTTGTAATCAGTGTGCCGGTTAACCAAGGAATGAGTACGTCAACATGAGCACTAAAAAGGGCCCTGGTGTCTGTATTCCGGTTAGGATTTGTTCCATCATAAGGAGTGAGAGCCGAAATTGTCATTTTACTATTGATATTATGTTAAACCTTGCAATCGAACCGTACACCTAACGTATCGGCCATCACGAAATACACGCTCAAAATCCCGGAATAGGGCGTATAGAATAAAACTCTCCAGAATCTCATCTCCCTCATTATTGCAATCATAAATCGCAGCTTTACCACAATTAGCCTTAAAGGCTCGATGCACAGCGTCAACTTTATCAAACCGGAGCATCAGAGTCAAATCAATGTCGTCGCCAGAACCTCCTGGAACAACCATCGGTAGCGAACTCGACGACTTATTACTGTAATCGACCAACCTCGTAGATAATCCTTTCTGCGTATTCCCGATATCAAAAGTCACTCCTGGCCGCAAAACTCCACACTTAGCAATCGCTGTAGACACATGAGTTACACGAAAAAGGAGCCGGGAGTTTGGTCCATACCGAGGAAATGCCCAAACGACTGTCGTTTTCAGAGTGATATCCTCAAAAAAGTACTCCCACCAATCTGCTGAACTGATAGGATTCCGAAGATCAAGCACCTCAGTTTTTATCTCCTCAAGACCAACCATATGAGTCAACTCAACCTCAACGGCATCGAGATTATATAACCCAACATAATCACACCCGGCACCACTCACCTCACCCGAAAACGATTCCAGATACTGGCTCTGAGTATTGCGCATATTATCAAACATGGCCCACCGATCAGTAGTCCCGATCAGCTCCCATCTACTCGAATCAAGACTTGGTACTTGATCTGTTCCTGCTGCTACGATTGCCGTCTTACACTTATAAACGTAATGAGGTGTCGTTGCACCATCGTAGACAAGATTCCCTACACTATACGCAGCAGAGACCCAAGCCGATATCACAGCACCCAGATAGTAGTTCACCGGTATCGAGGAGCTATTGAGCACCACATCCGGAAGAGTCACAATCTTCATCCTGTCACCACCATGGTTCTTATTGACGATCCACCAACACTTACCCTATCAAGTATATTTGACACCCTCCCCAAAAGCACTTTGTTATCACCATCAACACCAAGCATAGTCTCAAGCAGTGATATAATTCGGGCTTGCTGCGCCTCAGTACTCGCATTCAGTGATGACATCGACTCGATAGTTGAGACCGTCGTATCCATTGCAGAGACAATATTCCCCGAGCTTGAGACCGCAAGTGATGACATCTCCTTGGTTGCGCTCTGTACTGCTGCCGGCAACATCCCAACCGAATCAATCAGCGTATACAGCGTCGAGAACACAGGAGTCATCAGTTCCGAGATATTACTTACTTGAGATCCAAGATCAAGCAAGTTATCAGCGCTCATTTCCGCACCTGACGCAATACTACTGGTCATACTCTTCAAAACCGGGTCAAGGATTGGCATCATCACATCTTCGACCGTCCTCTGGATCAATATTGATCGTATTGCAGCATTAAGCGATTCCTGGACATTCTTCTTTAACGCAGCAACACCAGCCTCAACAGATGTTGACGCCATTGCCGCTTCAAACACTCCAGAAATATTATCAACAGTCATCCCAAGCAGTGCTGCCGCAAGCTCACGGAAACGTGCTTCTTCAACTCCAGCAAGATTACCGGCCTGAGCAATCATGTAATCATACTTGATACCTATATCACGCAACGTATTCGTCACGCCAGAACTTGCAAGAGAATTAATCGTCGCTCCAACGGTATCCATCACAGATATAACCGACATCAAATCGGTGATTTCTTGAGCTCCACCACTCCAATTACGGCTATCGTTAAGCAACCGATTCCCCGGGTCGTTTACATGATACATCCCGTCGATAGTTTTCAGTGGATTCGCGTCCTGCAGAGCAGCGACTCCAGAGAAATTATATCCACCAGCGGCCAAGAGTGCGGCTGATGTCGGCCCGCCATTAAGACCTGACTGCAGGATTGCATCATAAGCACTCATGCGATCCGCGTTCCGTTGATCTTTCGCAGCCTGTGACGAACTCAACAGACTTAACCCAAAACCAATAACGCCCCCAATAACCGCCCCTACCGGACCCCCAATTGATAACCCGGTCATTGCTCCGGATGCGCCCCCAGATATGGCTGAACCAGTTGATCCACCAATCATCTGCCCGACAGCGTTAGTAATACCAAGGATTCCTGATTCTGTTCTATTTTTCTTGTCCGTACCATCAGCATTTGTCGCGGAAAACTCCTTTATCGCTGAAGAGAGGGTATCCAACCCTTTAATACTCGTCCCGGTCGCCGCCTCAAACGCAGTCCCAATACTGGTAACCGCATGAGCAATCCGAGTAGTTTGCTCATCATAAGCATCCGCAGTTGCCTTAATAGCATCCGTTTGCCCTTTATGCGCATCAGTAACCGCTTCCGTCTTTTCCCGTAACCGCTCCTTCGATTCGCCATTCGCCGTCTCAGCCTTCTTGTTAATAGCTATCTCGGCCGTTAGTGCTACCACTTCATCACCATATTTCTTTGTCGCTTCAGCAACGGTAAGCGTCTTCTCAGTCCCGAGCGTAAGTGCTTTTTCCGCATCATCAAGAGCACCTTTAATTTCTTTTTCCAGCTTCCCCTGATAATCCTTTGCGGCATTATACTCTTTGGTTGCAGCAGTCATTTCTTTCGTCCGATCCTTTGACAACCCCTGCGATACAAGAGCCGCATGAAACGCCTGGACAACCCTATCCTCAGCCTGGGCCAGCGTCATCGTCTCTTTACTATTACCACTCAAAGCCTCTCTTGAATCATCCAAAGCATCGGACCAAGCCGCATTTTTGCGAGCTGCATCCTCAGCCGACTTTGCATGCTTATCAGCTGCAGCTCCACCTTTTACGATTGCTCCTGTTGAACCCTCAACCGCTGGTTTATGCTTCTTGAATTCTTCAGCCTGCTTTGTGATGGATTCGGTAAGTTTCTGAAACTGAGCAATTTGATCAGTTCCACCACCACTCATGATCGACAGCGCTGTAGATCTACCTTGAGCGGTATTATTCATCCATTCAGATGCTTTCCGAGCCTGATCGGCCTTAAGCATGTAATCTTCATACTGAAGCCCGAGATCGTTAAAAAATCCCCGAACAGCAGGAGCTAAACCAAATGTGAGGGCATCAGCAACCTCATTAATCTTAACAAATGCACCCCAAACAGTCTTCCCCAATTCAACAAACCCCAAACCAAGACTCTCAACAACCAACCAGGCAGTTCTCAACCCACGATCAAGGTCTGACATTTTCTCAATCGGTTGATCAAGAACACCACTGGCGCCCCCGAGAGAAATAAGACTATCTTTTGCACCAATCAGGGCCTCTTTAAATAAGTCAGAATTTATAATCGCATCACCGATCTTATTCTTCACCGACTCAAATGCCGCCCAAGCCTGCTTTTGTAAAAAATCGCTCGACTGGGCCATCTGGTTGAACGCCGTATCAGTCGCACCGGCATTATTTCCCATCTCCTTGAGATCATCAGAGAATGCTTTTGCAGCTGTACCGGTTAACGGCATAATTGCCCGCAAAGCTTCCTCTCTGGTGAAGAGTTTGTTGATAGAGATACCCGAAGCCTCGCTTGCACGCTCAACCAGCTTTAACGCTCCCTCAAGACCGCCGCCAGTCTTGATCAAGTTATCTGACTCAACACCGATCGACCGCAAAGCCGTTATCATATCCTTGCTTGGCTTCTGCAGCTCCATAATCGCCGCTGATATGCCGGTGACCGAGACAGATGTCGATTGTCCCTGTACTGTCAGAGCCGCCAATGCGGCACCAGCCTCATCAACCGACACTCCGGCTGGAGCAGCTACGGCCGCAAGTACGCCGAACTGTGAGCCAAGATCATCCATCGTCGTTTTACCGAGCTTGACAATCGTAAAGAGATCATCAGATACAACACCAACCTCTTCAGCCGTCAAGCCATACGCACTGATAACCGTCGTCAGAACATCTGCAGCTGTCGACACTTCCGTGACACCACCAACAGCCAACTTTGCACTCTGTTCAAGTATCAACGCCGAATCGGCTGCATCAGTAAATCCGGAGGAAACGATATCGTACCGAGCCTTCACGAGAGAATCCATTGCCTGTCCACTCGTTATCGAAAGAGCAGACAACTCCTCTTTCATCCGCTTGATTTCTCCGTCTGACAATCCACCCATCAGTGTACCAATCTCCCGGACGCCCTTATCAACCTTCGACGCACCGTCAACAACATCCAGAAGAGCTGCTCCCACCGCAACGATACTGCCAGCAGTAAAAGCACCAGAGATAAGCCCACCCATCTCGCCAAAAACGCTTGACAGGCCGGATGAACTTTTATGGATACTCTTGATGCCACCATCGACATCACGTAGAGGAACTCCTCCCTGCGTATCATAATCGATCAGGACTTTAAGCTTGATATCAGAGCCAGATGATACTGCCATAACCCTCGCTACTCCTTAATGATACTCATGTTCTCTTTTCCAATCCTCCTCCTCTTTCAACACCCGGAAATAAGCCCGCCACCAATTCATTTCCTCTTCAGAAACCTCCTCTTTGATACGAGCGATACTCATCCCCAGCCTTTCCGCAAGAGCAAACCAGTCCTTTAAGCCGGGGTCGTCGTAAAATCCTCAACAGCATCATCGACTGATTTTGTTTTCTGGATTTCCTTGTACAGCTCTTCGAACTCTCCCTGGAAGTGCATCTCATTGACTTCCGGATACTGCTCATTCGTAAACAAACGCTTCCTGTTTTCATCAAGCGCTTTAACGACGGCAAATGCTGCCCACATTGATGCTGAGGCCTCATTATCGCCCATAAGAGCCTTTGCGTTTTCCGACTCTTTCCCCGATAGTGGAAGGAAATAAACATTCTTCTTCCACGATTTTACAAAATGGAAACGAAGCGGAATAACCTTTTCAATCCCCCTTAAATCATCAATAAATGCCATGAATAACCCTCGTTAAACGTTGATTAAATGTCTTCCGCCACATACTATATAGCCACACCCTTTGTTGGTTTTGCTGCATACACCAGCTTGAATGTCCCCTGCTGGACTTTATTTTTTCCGTCACTTCCACGCTTCGGAACACCCGTCACAAATGCACTGCCAGACCACTCCTCAGCACCAGTAGTCTTCCCGTCCGGGTAAAACTTCACTGATGCGATCACGGTCTTTGCATCAAATGCTGCCCATAGCGCCACCTGTCCAGTTGTATCTGCAGAGTCCAGGCTGCAGGTCACCTCAATCGACCGAGGTTCCTTCGCTGCTCCTATACCAAGCACTTCCGGTTCGTCATCGTGTAAAGACTCGGAAAGAATCGCCTCCCGTTCCGGTATCGTGAACGTTGTGGTGATAATGTGCTGCACCGCGGCGGTCGCCAGATACAGATCAGCGAGATTTGTCGTCTTTCTTGCCATCAGTCTCCTCCTTTTTTGTTTTTTCTACACTCTCTTTCCTTTTCCATCCTGTCTTCTGCAGGTACTCCGCCACCCACGGAAGAGCAGGGAGCACCTCACCCGATTGTGGATGTACCATATCGACATACACCTCAGTTTGCTGCATTTGCAACTCCATCTACAGTTTGATATTCAGTTTTGTACGTTATTGAGACTTTCGTATGCTTCAAAGCTCCCAACGTCACAAATTCCCGACGCTCACCGCCATAAATAAGGTTTGTCGCCAGACTATTGAAAAACCGACCACCGACACGATCTCCATAAAGCGCCGCCTCCACCTCCACCTGTACCTGACCTGATACCGTATAATCATCACCGCCCACATACACATCAACCACCAGTTCCACCTCTTTCTGAGTCGCTTTTGTCGTCCCCCCAGTTGGAGTCTCACCACCAAGCGACACACACAACCCCGGCATTGTCCCTGGAGTCAACGGGTGAACACGCCCTTGATACACTCGGGAACCCGTCGTCGGCAACCCCGTCAAAAGTGTCATCAAACGCGAAAGAATCTGTGTCTGCACATGGCTCATATCGGCATCTCCACCTGTGAAGAAAAATTAACCACAATTCCATAAGCCCAGGCACCCTTAACCTCCGTCACAAAGTCATCCTGTACCAACTCCCCACCATCAACACAGCCTGCAGGGAGAAATCCGATCAACCGCAAAGCACAGATATCAAGCAGCTCATAAATTCCCGACCCACTATCCCGAGCCGCAAGCGACCGGGAAAAAATCTGTACCTCATACGACATGGTTCTATCCTGCACAACAATCGAGCCCGCAACACGCTTACTTCCATACTTGCTGCCCACGTACCGTACAACCACCGCACCAGTCTGAGCCAACTGGAGTAAAAGCTGCTCACTCGGGTTACTCGGGTACGACTCAACCCTCACCGGAGCCACAATAGGATCTCCGTCAAGCACCGGCATCATCTTGATCAGCTCCGGTACACCCTCAATCTCAGCCTGCAGCCGATCTTTGATAGCCTCCTCGATGGCAACAATCACACTCACTGCACAACAGGTGTAAAATTAATCCAGGTGCCTTCCGGAATATCCGCCTTCGCAGGCACCCAACTTTTCCTATCCTGAGAGGGGAGCCATACCGGCCAATCTTTCACCATCTTGCCCAACCGGGCTACACCTGTAGTTTCACCTGGTGCGACCAAAATTCGGGACTGCCCGCACCCACTAACCATCAGGGTGCTTGCCAGGCAACAGGATATCAGCCATACCCGACTCAACAACAATCTTTTCAAACTCATCATCAGCCACTCCCCTCCCCGGAGCATTTACCAGTTCATCGCTCATTATTGATCTGACAGCCGCCCGCAACAACGGCAAAACCGTTGGAGACATTGCTGCGCTCAGCAACAACGCCAGAGCCTTCTCCAACAAAGCCATCCTCAGTCCGAAATCTTAAACGCTGACCGAACCTTTGCGAGGATTGGTTCAACAACTGCGTCGTCGATTGGTGTTACCGTGGAGTCAACAAGACCCTGCAGATTGTCGATCACCGCGTCAGCGGCTAACTCAATTTTCTCGTCAGGAACATATGCCAGCATCGCTTTGATGGCCGTCTCAAGAAACGAGGCTACTGTAGTTTCAATAGAATTCATCATAAGAGTTCTCCATTTATCGGTTTTAAGTTTTACTTGTTATGAAATCAACTCGAAATGCACCAGGTCATCAAAGACATTATCAATCACCTGCGTATCGCCATCCCAGTCTCCACCCCACCTGATCGGGATCCCCCTGATCTTGGCAATGCCAAGAACAAACCCGGCAAAAAGCGTCATCCGCTCCCGATCTTGCCAATCAATCGGGCGTGATGGCCGATCAAAAGGCCCGACATCAACCGCCAGAGAGACAACGGGGTTGTGCTTGCTCTTTGGCCAAGGCGTTTTTGAGTTCCCGCCCCGAACAGCGGCGTCCTGATCTGCCTTTGATCGATGACCACAAAGCACTACACAGTCAAAATGCGTGACGACCTCACGAAAAAGAGACTGCAAACGAGGGTCACAAGTCGCCAACCGCTCCTCTGATATCTTCCCAAAACTTGCCATAAATCAAAATCCTCTTACCATCAGGGGAAGGAACCCCGTTTAATCGCGTTAAATGATACTTTAGCGGACAAAAACACCCCACCAAACGAATATTGACACTCCCGACCCATCAGCCACCGCCAGAGAGCCCTCTACAGCTCATCCAGGTTAATCACCGGTAGAGGGTAATCATCATCCAGCAAGCCACCCATAAAGCCCTGGCGAAACCTATGCCTGGTGTACGACACCATGGGAGCATGCGCTTCAGCGACCGTATCCGTTCCCCCCGTATCAATCCGGAACGTATTGGCCGTTATCGCCCTCAACTTATCCTGGAGCCGCTTGTACGACTGCTGCAAGGAATCACTCACCTCATCACCCATCCGCCGCACAAGCAAGTAATACCGCATCAATTGCGCAGTCAACTCAACAATCTCATCCGGAACAGGATCAAACGGCACCGTATACAACCCCCGGCAAAACAAATGCACATCAGTCACTGCCGACGCATTACACGCCTCCAGATTCGCCAGTGCGGCCGCATCCATCGTCCCCGAGTTATAATCATCACAGCACTCAATGATCTTCTGCAGAGGCATAACCCCCTGCAGATATGTCACATCAACGTACAGCATCAACCACCCTCCTCAATCGCCAATATTGCGGAAGTAAACGCCTCTTCATAAGCCTCCACCCAATCATCGACATCAGTACTCGGCACGATGATCGTCTGGCAAAAAATCATCATTCAGCGACGCGGCAGTGAGTCCCACAATATCAGTAATAGCCGGAGCCGACGGTGACTGAGGCACCAATGGTTCGACATGCGTCCCCATCTCATCAAGAGCCATACCTTACCCTATAAATAAATTATAAAACCGATTAAAGCCGGACACCAGGCAACACCGCAACGCTCCGCACATTCAGCGCCCGCGAGTCTGTGCGCAACTCTACGAGCTGCTCATAAAAGTTTCCGACCTTTGTCATCGCATAAACCTTCAAGCCATTCTTTGTTGTCATCATCGAGAAGAACTCCTTGGCGCCAGATCGGAACGCATAGACACTTGAGCAATCCGTACTGGTACCCTTCGTCTCTGTCTGCGGGATAATTTCCGACCCATCAAACTTGAACCCTGCATGAACCACAGGCACACCATTAAACGTGTTGATGAGCCTGCCGTACTTGTCAACTGTCGTGCCACACTCCGCAGCCGCAAACGAGCTAAGCCGAGCCCACACCAAGCTGTTCATAACCAAGCACTGCGCGCCAAACGCCACGCTCATAATTAATAGCTGCAACGCCTCCTTAAACTTCATTTGGCTCGCCACTGCGGTATCGCTGATACCCGCAAGTACCTGCATACCGTTCGCGCCCATATTGGTCAGAGTCTGGCTCGCAGCAAGTGCAGCAACGGTTTTCTTCAGTCCATTAAACTGCACCGGCGTCTGAGTGGAATCGCCAACCACCAAAAACTCATTAATGTTGCGCCCAAGCGTAAGTCCAAATGATGCCAGTTCACGCTGCATCTCGGAAGGGATGTCGCCACCCTCTTCCTCATAGCCCACATCAAGTCGTATTGCCTTGCCCAGCGTGGTCAGCGAATAATTGGCATACGAAGGTTCAACCACAAGAGGCGAAGCGTAATCGGAGCCTATGGTACGGAACGTCGCACCGGTGTTAACATTCGCATCCGTACGCACCTTAGCCGTACCGCCTGGCGAATAAAAAAAATGGACATAATCCAGAAGCGGGGCTGCAAGCCGGATATTGTCAAGTACAAGCCGTGAAAGATCATCACTGGAAGAAACCTCATACAGTAAACCCATAATCGTTTTAGTTATAGTCGTTAATCAATCCGCCCTGAATATTCTGTTTTCATCCTCATCTCCGAGTAGCTACACCGACCCAGCCTTTGCTGCCTCAAACTGCTCCATCAGAACCAGTTGCACAGGATCGACTCCTGGAGAGGATTCTTCCACGACTTTCGCTTTGTCACTCGTGGCAACAGTCTCAAAGCTCACCGCAGGTTTTGCTCCGGAAATCATAGTACA